ATGTTGTTGTTCCTGGTTTATATAATTTTTTACCATTTATAGTTGTTGCAGCTCCGCCATTATTAGTACTTGCTATAAAAGTTATTGGATATCCGTTTACTAGCGTTCCTTTAATTGTAATTGTTATTGCTGTGGCAGATCCACCTGCTGTTTGATACACCATATCTGACAATGTTGAATCGACATTTGAATTCCCAAACTTTACAATTGATGCATCAGTATGTGGGTAATATATATTTCCTGTACTATCTTGTATTTCTATATTTTTTGTTGCCATTTGTTTTCCTCCTTAAATAGTCTTTAGAAATAATTTGACTTGTGTTCCACTTGCATAATCAGTACCAACTTTAATACTCGCTCCGTCTGCTCCTGCCGGCCCTTGTGGTCCAGTTGCACCAGTTGGTCCAGCAGCACCTGTTGCGCCTGTGGCTCCTTTTAAACATATTGAATATACCCATTTTGCTGTGCTTGCATCTCCTGAAGCTGTACATACATATACATTTCCTGTACTTGTATTGAAATATTGATCATTTACTAAAGCTGAAGCTATACCACTTCCAGTAAAAACTGTTGCTGATGTGCTAGTTCCTGTTATTGCAGTTCCACTACACCATTGAGATCCTCTAATTCCAGCTGCTCCTTGTGGGCCTTGTATACCTTGAATTCCTTGTGGCCCCTGCATGCCTGTTGCTCCGCTAAGATCTGTTATATATGTGTATGCTGTTGATCCCTTAACATATAATTTTGCATTATCAGCATCATTAATATTTCCAGTATCTATTAACACAAAGCTCCCTATTTTTAATCCATCTGTAGCAAATCCTGTATTCATAGCTGAAACTGAACTATATACTTTTGCAATTGTAAAAGGATCTCCAGCTGGTCCTTGTACACCTTGTATACCTTGAACTCCTTGAGGACCTTTTAACAACCCTCCATCTAACTTTTGTTGAAATGTTTGTCCATCAGCAAATGTAACTGCATCTGCACTTGTTAATACATTTACTTCCTTTAATACTGCACCTGTACTTTCATCTAATAATTGAACTCTTACTTTATCTAGATTTGCCATTATATAATCATCCTTTCTTATTGAACTATTTCAATCCCCATATTAGGGCTTACTTTTACATTATCTGCAAAGCCATCGGTTATTTTATCTGTTATCTTAAAATACAAAGTATCACTTGTTCTATCAGCTATAGCTGGCAGCATCTCACTAATATACAATTGCATTTTCCCTGATAACTTAGCACTGACTTCTTGAAATTTTGACTGTAGTATTTGTATATCTCCTTTAGTTGCGACTACTACATTTGGATCTATCTTAAGATCTATGCTGCTTGCATTGCTGACTTCTAATACAATTTTTATGACTAAATCTTTTGTGCTTCCTTCTAAAATTGTTGGTTTATATGTTTCTGATAATTTGGTGATTGCAATCATATCTCCAGCGTCATCAAAAATACCAGCTTCTCTGATGAAAAAGCCTCCATCAGCTGCTGGTATTACTGTTTCTACAACCATCCAATTCGCATTTGATTCATCGACTGAAATTGCACTTATATTGCCTGACCAAACTTCTTTTACAATTGATGTTTGCTCCTCTGAAGGCTCATAATATGAGCCGTTTCCATCTCCAACTTTTAGGGTTTTAAAATTCACTTTACTGCCAGAAATTGCTGAAGCTGATAATTTTTTTCTCCCTAATTTTGTTAACATTGTATAAAAATTTTCTGCCAAATTAACTCATCTCCTTACTGGGATATATTGTTATGCTTTCTGAACCTGTACATTGGCTGATACCACTTTCCATTTTTTCGCTGAATTCAATATTTTTAGCTCTCAATGGATAAACTGTCATAGTCTCTCCCATAATTGATGCTAAGCCATAGTACATTTCTGATTGATTTACGGATATTAGTTTATATTTAACGCCTAAATGTGCCGGCTTAGCTATTTCTATTGAGTCGTACAAACTATCTAAAGCATAAGGAAAGCCTGTATCACTTATTAAATTTACTTGGAAATAGTATTCTGGATTATTCTGAATTATTTCAGCTTCTGAAACAAAGCTTTTACAAATCTGCTTTATTACTTCAACTGTTGTTGTACCTTTAGAGTTAAGCTTTGCTAATACCCTTGCTCTTCTTTCTTCAATTGATTTAGAATTATTTGTAGTTATTCCAACTCGTTTTTCCCATAATTTCAATCCCCATTCAGTTGCAGTTTGAGGCAAAATTTGCAAGAATAAATCTGAAATATCCAAACCTAATTTATCGAAGCTATGTCCGTAAGCATTAAATATTTCCTGGAAAATATAGCTATTCTTCATTTCATCAATAACATAACTTTTTAGCTTATCTTTTGACTGGTTTCCATTGTTTTCACTTGAATCACTTGCAATCTTAATATATTTAAATGCTTCTAAATCAGCTGTATTATTCATAAGTTATCCCTCCCAAAGATGCCTTATCTTCATCAGCTGTAATTATATTTTTAGTATCATTGTTTATTTTCACTGAAGATATATCATTAACTCCAGCTGTCATTACTACCTTTGCCTCAACAGTATTTATTTTTACAACTCCGCCTACTGGAATTGTTTTAAAATAATTATCAAGAGACTCTTTTATATTGTCTTTAACATCCTTTATATCAAATCCATCTAATACAGTAAGACCAATTATATCAACATCAATTTTTAACGGATTGACTGATACTACAGTTACTGTGGCCCCTATTGGTGCCTTTCCACTTCCTTGACCATCTGGATCTATATATTGTTTAACTTTTTGTACTATAGTATCATCTAACTGCATTCCATTATTTCCTGCAACTATTACCTTTACAGTTCCATTTCCATTCATTCCATTGCTTTTATCCCAAAGAGGTTTTACTTTCACATATTCAACACCAGATATCTGAAGCGCCCATTTTTCATAATCATATATATTCCCACTGCTGCTTTCTTCTCTCTCTTTAGATATGATTCTTTCCAATAAATTTTCACTAGTTTCAGTATCAGTTCCACTGGTAGTCGCACTTTCATTTTTCACACTAGTTATCCCATTTATTTTAATTGGTATTTCAACAATAGCATTAGCTGGGACATTATATTTAGAGCCTATTTCTATTGCTTTAATTCCTAGTATGCATTTTCCATCTTTAATTTTTCCTTGAGATGTCACCTTATATTTTAAGCCTTCAACAGTTTGAACTATGCTATTTTCATATATTATAGAATTTTCTAACCCTAAAAAAGTCACTTGCCCCACTGAATATAAGCCTTGCTTCCTCTCTAAGCCATGTCTTGCTGCATCTTTATCTATAAATTCATCATACTCCTCTTGGGGCACCTCTGGAGCTTCCTCTCCAAATACTAATTTCAAAATTGTATCTAGTGCCTTATAATAATCCGCTATGGTTTTAGCAGATGGAGCAATAGCATCATATACAAAATATCCTTCACTTTTTGATATTCCAGAATCAATACTATCTAGCATTTGTGATCTTAAATTTTCTTCAGTATTATTTTCATACATCAATTGTCACCTCCCCACAATCAGTTATTGCTGTAAAAGTTATGGTTAAAATATCATTGTTTTTATCCACCTCAAAGTTTTTTACGCCTAATATGTGTTTATTTTCCTTTAAACATTCTAAAGTTAACCTTTTAGCCTCACTTTCGATTAAACTTTTACTGAACCCTTTACCAATTATTTTTTCAAATTCATTGCCATATGCATCGCTGTAAATCGGATACTTTCCTTTGCTGGTTTTAAGATCTTTCCATATCCATATTTTCAATGCTTCTATTCCTTCTACAATTTGAAATTTTCCATCCTTAAGTTTGAAATCATTTTTCTCAAAATCCCAAGCATATTCTTTAGGAATATCTGCAGCTTTCTCTTCTTGTGAAAATGCCGCAAGTTTATTTGCCATGTTTAAATTTGTTTCGGGTAATATACTAGCCACTACACTTCACCACCTTACAAAGTATTATCCATGTTTGATTATCCTTAGTAGGCAATACTGCTAGCTCATCACCAATTTTAATTGTATCTAGAAAACTTACTGCAGTCCCATCAGTATTTGTTACTGACGCTTGTCTTGAATATCCTGATAATAAATAATCAGCTATATAAAGATCATCCTTATATAGCTGCAAATCATTTGTTTGAATTATTATTTCAGGAGGTGGAGAATTAACCTTAGCAATGCATATGGAAAGAGGATTACTTTCTGCACCTTTTCTTTTCATTAAATTTAACATTTTTACATATGGATCCATTAGCTATCAACCTCCTGTAAATCCATTTTGTTGCTTAAGCTTACTGTAAGCTTCATTGTATATTTTCCTGTTCCACATTCCCAGGTATGAGTATCCGCATTAACATAAAGAGTTGCATCTTTCAAAATATCTAAATACCATATTTTTGCCTTAACAGCATACCCCGTTAAGCAACTATAATTACCAATAGCTTCAATTTCTATTTCTTCACTGAAGCCATATAACTTATTTTGCGCTACATCATATGTGTTTTTCCCATCTTCCACTGTGTACGATGTCTGAAAAATACCATATCTTTTTACTAACTCTGAATTTTCCACTTGATCTACATAGTTATTGTTGGCGTCAAAAATTTTTACTCTGTTTATCATATTTTCTAAGGAATCCTTATAGCTCATATCTATTATATTGTTATTGTACAAATCCACATTAGCAGATTGAAGCAAATAATCTGATATTATTTGCCCCTTCTCAATTACATTGAACGTATCAGCTTTCATAATAGGAACATATTGTTTTCCATTTTGCTTGCTAACTTCACTATAGCACTGCATTATTATGCTATAATAACTCTTATCTATACATAGTCTACCTATCGGCATTCCAGTTACCACTACATCACCAACTTTGATGTTTAATTCCTCACAAGCTTTATATACAACATTTTCTGGAGACATATTCTTAATATTCATACTTGTTGATGAACTCATAATGAACCTCATATAATCATAGCAAGTAAAAGTTTCTTCTTGATTTGAACTTCCTAAAGTCCTATCTACAACTTCACCTCTAAAAATTTCTCCATAAGTTTCATCTACAATCTTTATTAATGTTCCTGGACATATTTGAACTCTAGGCTCATTTATATCTGATAAGGAATATAACATACTAAATGAGCATTTTCTTGCTGGCTGATCTATTGATGCTGATAATTCAATACTTTTACAAACTGGAGTTATATCTGTTAAAAGCCAGCCTTCATATAAGCTGTATATTTTAATCATATATTACCACCCAATATATTATTTACATCAGTTAAACTAAAGCTTGCCCCCCACTGACCTACAATTTTTTCATTTAACTTCAATGCCTTATACTGCTTTAATGCTAATGTAAAGTTTATATCTCCAGTTCCATCATTTTCTCCATACTCAAAAGTTTCTATAGAGAATAGATCATTGATATCTGTGTTTGTAAGTATCACTCTTATTGGCTTTTTACTTTTTCTCCAAGCTTCTATTTGTGCAACGCACTCAAATGGTTTAGGAATATCAGAATATGCACAAAATTTATATTTATGGGCAGGAAAAAAGCTCTCAAAAGATATTTCTGAAAGCTTTGAATCTCCTAATATATTTATTTCTCCAATTGATTCTACACTAACTACCGAATTATTGTTAGCTAGTTTAAGTGAATAACTAGAAGGTGGTACAGGAAGTTGTAACCATGTATCGTCTTGATTAAACCAAAATTCTATCATTTAAAAATACCTCCTAACTCATTCCAAGAGCTGTTTGACTCAATTTATTGGCTAGAGCTGTTGCAATTTTATCTATATCGCTTTCTTCTCTGATTATTATGGAATCTGCAAGCTTTGCTATTGTTATTGCAAATCCATTTTGTGAGCTATCATCTTTAGTTAATCCAGAAGCGCCTTTAAATCCTTGACTACTAGTCTTGTTTCCTGATGATAAGTTTTTATTTACACCAGTTTTTATTCCTACTGCAAGATCTTTAATTGGTTCTGTTACTAAATGGGTATTAACCTTAATGCCACGGCCCATACCTTTTAAAAAGTCTGGCATCCATGTTTCATAATCTGTAAGAGGTCCTTTATCTGGAACTGAGAAATGAAGAAATGATCTTATCCTATCTGCTACACCTGAAATAGCATCTTCAATGTAACCTACTGCTCCTCTTATACCATCTACAATTCCCATTATCATATCTTTACCCCAACTAATAGCAGTTTTAGCCACATCTTTAAATACTGCACCTATTGAATTTAATATATTTCTTATAATATCTATGACACCATTAAATACTGTTCCCACAGTACTTTTTATAGTATTCCATGCGCCTGACCAATCTCCATTTATAACTTGCATTACAGTTTTAATCACTCCTGTTATTACGTTAAGTACAGTCATGATTACTGTTTTAATTATGTTGAATGCTGAAGACACTACTGTTTTTATAGTCTGCCCATGAACATTCCAAAAGGCCATTATCATATTTAAAGCAGTGCTTATAACAGTTTTAATGGCTGTCATAACAGTCGTAATAGTTTGTTTTATAAGTGGCCAGTTAGAAATTACAAAGCTTATTAATTTACTGAAAATTTGAATAGCAAATGTTAGTACTGGCTTTAATATAGAGTTCCAAACTGATTGGATTCCTTTAAATACATTTTGAATTATGCTTTGTATTTGTGGCATATGTGCCTTAATAAAGTCTATTACTGATTTAACTGTTGCAATTATAACTTTAATCGTACTTGTTACAATTGAACCTACTTTAGGCCCGAATAGACTAGAAAAAAATACTCCTATTCCTTCTGCTGCACTTCCTGTTTTCTTAAATACATCAATTGCTGATTTTACAGCACTTGATATTTTGCTAAAAACAGATACAACAAAGTCTCTTATTCCACCAAAATTAGTAGCAAATGCCATCGCCAATAATGCAATTACGCCGATAACAATCATAATTGGAAGTGAAAGCTTAGTAAACAAACCCATTACTCCTGAAAGAGGTTGATAAAACGTCCCTATCCTATTCTTAAACATGCCAAAGCCACCAATTAATGTTCCAAAGACAGCTGTAAGACCTAAAGCCTTTGCAATTATGTCCATTATTGGTTGTGGTATATTTTTTATTGATTGGGCAACACTCAAAAATACTTCTGCTACCTTTTTGGCATAAGGTAATAAAGCATCACCTATATTGCTTTTAATTCCACTTATAGTATTAGATAATTGTTGTAGCTTACCAGCATAAGTATCTGCTGCCACTGCTGCCTGACCACCAAATTCTTTATTTAATTCATTTAAAATTAGTTTTTGAGCCCCAGCCATATTCCCAGTTTTTTGCATTGCTTCTACTTGCTTTTTTTGTTGATCTGTGAATGTAATGCCAATTCCGTTTAAATCTGCAAGTCCTTTAGTTGGATCATTAAGTGCTTTTCCTAATGCTTTGCTAGCTTCAACAGGATCAGTCCCCATTTTTTGTGCCATATCTACCATTGCTTGCGAGGCTGCAGGAAAAACATCCTTCCCTATGTTAGTAAATGTAAGTAGCATACTCTGACCTGTTTTAATCGCTCCAGCACCAAATGTAGATGCATTACTCAATTGTGATGCCATTTTACTTGCTTCTTCAGCTGTGAATCCTGCGGCTCCACCAGTAGATTTAATTGTTTGTGCTAAATCTTTGTTAATTTTTTCTGATTTTGCGGCTCCATCGACACAATCCTTTAGAAAACCAGCCGTTGAATTTCCAACTTCTCCAATAGCCTGCCTAGCTGAATTTAAACCACTAGCTATTTTATTACCGAATCCAGCTGATTTAACTGTTTCATTCACCTTCTGTGAAGTTTCTACAGCTTTTGCGCCTAAACTCTCAATAGATTCTTGAGCCTTTTGAACTCCGATAATAACGTTTTGCGTAAGATTTACTACTGTATTAATCTGAGTCATATTTATTTGGTTCATATTAACTGTATTCGCCATTAAACCTCACCCCCTTGTAGGGATTCTATTTGCTTATTTTTATCTTCAACTTCTTGTTCAATAAAAGCACTGATGATAATCTTTTCTCCAAATCCCCTATTAATTGTTTCTGCTGGCCACTTACCATGAAGTTTCCAGCAGTAATATAGGAGATTAACAGTTTCATCAGTGCTTATGAGTTTTTTATATCTTCTTTTTTGTTAGTAGATTCTACTCCTGAAATTTCAGTTACAGTATCTGCTAAAATATCAACTTCACCAGGTAAGAATATCTTATTCATAAGTTCCTTTGGTGTTGGCGCTTTGAAATGTTTCATAAGCTCTTCTGATCTAAGCTCTGGCACTCCTGCAAGAACAGTTTCTATTTTTGCCTGTGCTGTTGCAAATCCTTGAATATTTCCTTTCTTATCTACTTGAAGTACTCTTTCTTGAATTTCATTGTATCTCTCCATAGAAATAGCATTGCATTTAAATGTAATCTCCATATTTCCAAGTTTAGCAAGCTTAAGCTTTACCTCCCTAGAAGGCACCTCAATTTTACCAGCATCTATTTTTAATAATTGTTCAACTAAATTCATAACTTCATCTCCATTTCAAATTTAATAAAATTATAGATAAACAACATGTAATCTAAGCTTATTCAATAGGTAACCGAAGTAAATAACATATTGTATTCCAATGAAACACTTCACGCAATATGTCGCTTATTTCTACTTTAGCAATTTCCTAAAATTCGGTTAACATTTTTCTTAGTTCTTCTAACTATAAGTCTAATTATTAAATTGTTTATCTATATAGATAAACAAATTTAGAATTAGACTTATTAGTAGTAATTTCTAGC